CCCAGCTCCACGGAGACAGTTCCCAAAGAGTATCGGGAGTAAGATTGGCGCCGAAAACCTTATCGGCCATCAGAGCAAACCTGTCGAGTGCATTCCGGGAGTCGTATCCGGAAGGCAACCCGTAGGTAAATGCTCCAGAAAACCATGTCTTACGGACGGTCTCAATCGTCCACTGTATCTTCGAAGGACTAGAAGCATCGAACGTTGAATCGGAAATGGGGGTCCACGCTCTAGTGGTCCCATCCCCGAACGTTCGTTCCTCCTTAGTCCTCTGTTCAGGAAAGTTGTAACGTCGCCTGACTACTTTTCCGGCGTCTCGCTCATACTGTGCAAGCACAGTATTTGCAAGAACGGCGGCCTTGGCAAACTTCTTTACGTCGTTTACCAAGGGTAGCCAACCAAACTCGTAATTGAGGAACTCGTCGCCCGCATTACGCGAGGTCAGAGTTCGGTCCTTCCATGTGGAAGAACCTACCAAGGACGGAAGTCCGTCCTGGTAGAGCTCACCGAGAAAGGTTGCGGCGTCAGCAACTGAGTTAGTGGGCTTACACCTAGCAACTGCCGTAGCTCCCAGCTTCTCGAGATCAGAATCAACTGACTGGAGAGAGCCGGGAAACGGTATGTTATTAGGATCCCTGGGGAACATGGGACCCGTGTAATTTCTTACACGGTCTACCCCATTGACGTTCGCAACCACAGACATCCCACTGTAACCTCTAGGAGGTTCCAGATAGGACTTTGTGGTATAGAACTCACCCCCAAGGTCCGTTAAACCTCTCGGCTTACGCTGAGAGTGGAACGGATGCCCTTCAGATCCAGTAATCTGGATCCCCTTGACCACCGAGGGGGAGCCACTCACCTTTATCGGGTAAGTGTCTCCTCTAAAAGTGTCAGAACCCGTGATACTTCCCCCTCCGATAAGGACGGGGATGTCACGCTTTCTGACGTTCAACGGTGTCAAGGCTGAACAGCTCCTCTGGTTGTTGGTTTCATGGCGGTTTCGCCATGGGTGTAGTTGCACTGCACTGTGGGGCTCCGCTAGG